CCACAATATTCTCCAAGCCGCGCAGTCACTAATATCTGCTGAAAAGTTTAGATAAGTATTACCCTTTTTAGGAGGTTCTTGAGTGGGGGTTTTTACCGAAAAAGGATTTTTAGGAAAAGGACTGCTGAATGGCTGAACAAACATGTAGAGATTTATTCATGTTTATCCATTTGTCAATTGTTTATTCTTCTAGTAATCCCACCTTCTTTTTCAAGTTCAATAACTGATCCCGTAACTTGTTTCAAGATTTCCTTTCTATGGGAAATTGCATAAACAGCCAAATCGTTCTTTTCAATTCTTTTTTTGACGAGTTCTACCAAAAGATCAAACCCCCTTTCGTCAAAAGCGGCATCAAAAACCTCATCTATCCATTCCACGTTAGATGACACTCCTGAAATCTTTCTTTTCAAATCCTTGAATGCCCATGCACACGCGAGGTCAACTGTTCTACGTTCTCCCCCACTCAGATTCCAGTAAGAAATCTCCTTACCTTTATCATTGGAAAGCTGTTCATCAAAGTATTCATCGAATTTACAACGGATGGACATACCCAGATCGTTGATGTATTGTTGAATACTTGCGTTCATCATGGAAAGGAGTCTCTTCACCACGAAGCTACGGACACCCTCTTCCCCCAGAACGAATTTACACACCTCATAATCATCTGATTTACGTCTGAATATTCGGAAATTGTCATTTTCAGCGTTTTGTCTCACCCAAGTATTTTGAATACTTTCTTCGAAATTTGGTTTAGGTAATTCATCCAACTTCAAATTATCCAGAGACTCTTTGTATTGCTTGAGACTGGTTTCCAGACCTTCCAATTTCTGCTTAGTGACTTTCGCTTCGTTGATCTGATCTTGGAATTCGGCTACCTTTTGTTGAACCTTTTCCTTTTTGGAATGAAATTGGGATTTCTCTTCCTTCAATTCGTCAATTTCCTCGACAATACCATCCAATTCGGATTGATATTGATCTTTCATCTTCTCCAGATGCTCCACATGGGTATGGGGAATTTCTTGGAGGCACTTGTCGCATTGGATACCATCCTCAACAGATGAAAATTTATCAATTTCCTTAACTTTTAATTTCTTTAAAGTCTCCTTGGATGAAATCGCATCATTCACATGACCAATCTTTCCATCCAGCTTTCTCCAAGCATCATCCCACTTCTCTTTCTCCGTTTGGATGGTAGAAATATCCATAATAGATATTTTAGCAATCTTTTCCGATGTTTCGTCAATCTTTTCTTGGATATCCTTACGCTTTTGTTCAAGGATAGCTTCCCTCTCTTGGACTTTCTTCAGATAATCCTCTTGCTGTCTATTCAGCGTTTCCAAAGTGTTGTCAATTTCTTGCAATTTAGCAGTGGAAATATTCATATCTGATTTATTATCCCTAATCAGATTCTTCAATTCGTTACTCATCTTACCAAAGACTTCCAGAGAGAAAATATCGTTGATGAATTTGCGTTTCTCTTCAGGTTTCTTTGCCATGAATGGGATGTTATCCGAAAGAGATAGAATATCACAGCTACGACAGATTACAGGATTGGAACCAATCAGATCACATATGAATTTATCCGTATTGGCAATGGAATCCTTGGTGATGTCTTCTTCGCCACGTAGGAGCGTCACAGTGCTTGGTTTGACTTGTCGCTTGATTGTGTATGTCTGAGTGTCATTGTCAGTCTCTACGTCAAACGTCAGTTCAATGGCACCCTTCCCCTTGGTGACGTTGTTGATAATGAAATCCTTTTTGATTTCACGAATGGTTTTGCCGAATAATGCGTAGTAGTGCAATTCCGCAATTACTGATTTCCCAATTCCATTAACTCGTTCAGGATTGTCAATATTTTTACCAGTGATCAGATTGAAACCAGATTGATAATCAATTGTGATCTGATCATTTCCAATACTCAAAAAATTTTGACCTGATAATTTTTTATAGATTATTTTTCTCATTTACACTTTTCGTATAACTCATCGTTAATTTTTTTAACTCTTTTCGCTTGTTCTTCTTCCAGATTCAATTGTTCATAGAACTCATCAAACATTCCCACGATATCAATGGAATCCACCTGTTCAACATCCCCAATTGTCTTGGTTGCCACATTGTATTCTGTGGTTATACGGAAAGGGGCAAAGTTGGATAGATAGACTTTGAACTTCTCCACCTTATCATCATCCATCTCCTTGTCAATGATCAGCTTTACGATGTTTCCTTCCACATCCTCCGCTTTGTAGTCCTTGATCTTGGACAGGGGAATCTTGATAAATTCAGGAGACACCGTATTCTTTACAAATTCCACGGAATCATCTTCCAGATTCAGAATGTGATAACCCTTATCATCTCCGCAATCGTTGAAATCGTGGGGAAAGGTGTTGCCAATATATCGAATCGTTCCTTCGTTGTATTTCTTGATACTCTTGGTATGGAAGTGACCAGACCAAACATTGGTGGTTCGGGATGCTAGGAAATCCATGACTTGGAATCCATGATCACAGACCTTGTAATTGTTCATCTGGAATGATTGAATTTCAAAGTGTCCAAAGATGTGATCGAATTTACCTTCCGGTAATTCATGATTCCAAGGAACGAATAGCAATTTCTTACCAAACGCATCAAATTCCAAATTCTGGTCAATGATGGTGATGTTATCATGACCCTTGAGAAATCCCAAGCTATGAACATCGGAGCGATTCTTGTAGAACGCATCATGG